AACAACGGCAACTTTCTACGAACGTCGTACATGGCATTAAACGGACTACATGACGTAGGATATCCGTGACATTCGTGCTCTTCTAATTGTGTAACCTTTACTTTGGTATTATTTAAAAAGAATCCTTCCCCAAATTGTTTTGTTAGATCCTGTTTTTTATTAAACATCACCTCACCGTTTGTACTGCTTAGTACAAATCGATTGTTTTCTTTTTTGTGTAGTGTAGCAATCTTAGTACCGTCTTGTTCGACGATCCAAAATTTTCCATCGACGATGGGTTTAGCGTGTATTTCTGTCATTTTTAGTCCCCTTTATAAGAGCCCCTAAGGCACTCTATTAATGTACGCATATATTTATCTTTTAAAAACACTCTTAATCCACTGGGCTAGATTAAGGTATCTAAAATGATACTCTGTTAGCATTGGAGTTAGATGCGGGCACCGTCCTTGATTCCAATTGCAATTTCCAATAATTTCTTGATTACAACCATTACACTTCATTATTCTTCCTCAAAATTTATAAATTTCTATTGTGTATGCAGGATCTTTAAATATTTTTTCTTTGATTCTAATTTCTAATCTTGTCTTTCCACTATAGACTTTAACATTGGCTAAAGTAGGGTCGATGATTGATGTTACTACCATTGATTTATTTTGTTTACTAAATGTACATGCAGTATCTAAATACCTTAGTGCAGTATTACTAATTTTAAATCCTGCTAGCGAACAATTCAATGTATTTGAATCTCTAAAAATAGACAACAAATAGTATTCTTTAATAGCCGATACTTTTTTCATCCAACCATTAACATACAGATTCCACACTTGCTGTTTATCTTTATTTTTAAAATACTCTGATGACAGTTCTGTTTCCGATAATGGTTGATACATACTTGCCTCGGTAGTAGCAGTTTTCAGAGCTTGTACACTCTTAACGTCAATGCCAATATTACTACCAACACTTACATCGGCAATACCTTTGCCAGCACCGCACCATTTACCCCCGGCGATACTATCTGCAACTGCATATTCCCATAATTCTTTACCCATGCTAGCACGCCGACCTAATGCAATATGTTTACGTAACGGCTGTATAACAGGATCAATTTCTTTTTGAAACTGTGCTATAAAATCCTTACCGACTGATATTTTTAATTCGGAAGCCAGCATAGGAGTAAGACAGTAGTTGCTCAATTAACATCCTTAAATAAATTTAGGGCCGCTTTAGTGGTTGGATATTTTGCTTGGAATGGCTCGGCGTACGATTGTATATTGTCTGCAATTTTCTTCATATCCCAAGCATTGCAGAATTTTAGCATACGAATACCTACTTGATCTACTGTCTTAGGTACAGAGTTGGCTTTAATAGTTTCTGTAATCTTTACTTTAACATCTGCCGGTTGTGCTGTTAAGTCGCATAGTTGTACATTACGCTGATAGTCTTCTAAAACTCTGTGTTCTTGTCCATTATGGTCGACCCATCTCTGCAACATGAGATTGTTCCACGCATATCCGCGGCTTTTACGATCTTCGAATGCTTCAGTAAGACCCACTTTGTTTTTTGTACCTTTAGTACGCACACCTGGATACGCCGAGAAGACATTATCACTGGTATCACCGCGCATACATTTCTCGAACAGCATCCACTCTGGATCTTGTGCTGGCTTTGGCTCTCCCGTCTTTTTGTCTTTAACAGGTTTGCCCTTGGCATCAAAGATACCGTTGTGTGTGATATGTAAATCACCTACACCGTTATACTGGCTAACGGTAGGACTTACGAGCTGTGCAAAATCTCCGTCTGTTGAAATAATAACATGTTTTGCTTCTGGATGGCTTTGAATCCAGCCAGCAATCAAATCATCAGCTTCTAAGTTAGGATGTTGCATTACAGTAGCATTGGTCTTTTCTGTAATAAAATCTTTAAACTGATCAAACGCTTCCCAGAACAATTTGTCTTCTTCTTGTTCTCGAACAGTCATAGCACTACGAGTTTCTTGTCTATTGGCCTTGTAAGGCTTGTAATAGTCCTTACGCCAGCTTCGACCCTCGAGGCAGAATACTACATGGGTGCCTCCGAAGTCGTTCCATGCTTTTTTGATACTGTTAAGTGTAATATGAAATGCCATGCCCAATTTAATATCGGCAGAGCCTTGAACCACGTGTCTAGCACGAAAGAATGTATTTGCAGTGTCGACAATGATATATGTCATTTTAGATTTTCTGTTATAGTATTAAAAATAGATTGATCCATGAATGGCACAGATTTTGTTATGCTAACATAATTGTTTACTTTTGGTCTAAGATCAAATGCTATGCTAACTCGAGGAGTGTCGCCTTGATATGCGTCACTCCAATGTGGAACACAACTAGGAAATAGTGTAATGTCGCCTTTGTTATTTCCAATAACAACATTTGATGTAGAATCAAATGGTGACTTATATGTATTTGTGGTGTTGTATGTATCTAAGTGCATATTACCACTTAGATAGGATTCTGGATCTGCACCATGCCCGTGTTCGCCGATAGACTCCCCAGCTCTTGCAATGTTAAACCAAGAATACAGTTGAAGTTCTCGCCAATTACCATCTTGACTAGCCATGAATTTTAGGTATGCAATTCTAATAAAATTTAACATGTCATCTAACTCTGGACATTCTTTGTTAAACTGAAACAGATTATATTTGCCATGCCTTGCGGTCACACTTGCGTCTCCAAGACCAGTTCCGCCATCGTGATGTACGGGATACCTGTTTATAAAAACTTGTTCTTGTGAAATAAGCCAATTGCGAATGGTATCAATTTTATCATGATCAGCCCACGTATCCATTCCTATTGGAAAATTCCATGTTGGTGCAAATTCAGTTTTTGCATCGGGACTTTTTATCTTAGCAATTCTCATTTAACTTCGGCTTTGCCGCCACCTATTTTACTTACATTAATATACCCAGCACTAGCTCTTCCCGGGTCTTGTCCAGCCTCAGCCAACATATTTGATGCTAGATCTCTGAACCAACGATCTACTATTTGTTCTTCTGGATCACCATCAAATCCGTAGCCTGCTTGCTTCAATTGTACTATAAATTCCTGATTCCAGTCAAGTTCAAAAAAGCCATTTCGAATATTATCTTTATTCACATGCGTATCCAAAACACTAACCCAAGGTTCACCTCGTGCAGTAGCACGTTCCTTAGGAGTAGCTTTGGCTTGTTCTTCTGCTTTTTGTGCTAGTACTGTCTCTGCAACTGCCTTGTCTCTAACAATTTGAAGTGCATCTTTTTCAGCTTGTAGTTTATCGATGCCAAGCCATTTTCTAAATAAATTTTTAATCATTAAGTTCCCCACTCGTTTTTAAAGAGTGGAACTTGTAAACGATCGCTATAGCGCCACCCACGTTTCATAGCCGATAGTGCTACATTTTTTGCGTTCAATGTATAAACACTTTCCACACCGCCTACTGGCATTAGATAAACATGTCCTTTAAATCCTGCCGACTTAAATTCTGTTACTGCACGTTCTGCATCTAAAATGTCATCCTCTGTTGCCACAACAAATTTAAGATATGCAGTACCAACTTGTTCATATTCACGAACTACTTCTGGAAGAATTGCTTCTTCCCACTTTTCACCACTTGCTGGTAATTTGGCACTGACGCTAAACGTAAGTTCTTTACCAACTTCGCTATTCCATTTAGCTAGATAGCTTTTAAATTCTGGAGTAAGTTTTTGAGTACCATTTGTTTCAAATGTAATTTCTTTCAATGCTTTCATTTTGGGATTGTTAAGCAAATCTGGATAAGCACGTTGCCAACCTAACAAAGGCTCACCGCCTGTGATAACCAAGTGTTCATCTTGCCATTCATTATGTGGAATAATTTCCATAATACGATCTGTAATTGCTTCGCTTGTAAGCATTGGACTTAGATCTTTAAAACTTGGATGCCAACTGGCATAGCTATCACACCCGGTGCTTACTAACGGCAAGTGTTCGTATTTTTCAAACATATGAGCAACCGTTGCAATCTCTTCAGCTTCTTCGCTGAACATGCCTCGACTCATGCCAAATCCAGCACATTTAAAGTTGCAACCAAATGTACGCAAGAAAACAGACGGTACACCCATGTAACGTCCTTCGCCTTGAATTGAATAAAATAATTCTGCTATTTTAATTTTGCTCATCTTCGCCTCTTTCTAAAAATTGTGATACTTGGTGTTCGGCATCTTGAATACTTTCGGCCCATATCTCAAACGTAGCAATGCCGTTACTAGCATGAATATCAAAAGGCACAGTACCTCTAGGTAACCAGTTAGGCCCAACTTCTCGTTTAATCTCAAACTTATTTAGGTCCGTGGTTTTCATACGGTAAATTAATTCGTCAGTTAGTTGTTTAGCGTTTGTCATCTTGCTGTTTCCTAAACTCTTCTACATCTATTATAGCACTCTTTAATGTTTCTGCATAGTTCAAAGCACCTTGCGATTTCAAACAAACAGTTGATTGGGTATCTATATAACCTTTAGTAAGCAAGGTCCAAATATGATACCATCGTGTTTGAGTCCAAAAATTAGTTCTAACTGTAGTATAGATAGTTACTTCAACGCCAGTATCGTCTGCTTCTACCCATACGTTATGATCGCATTCAGAACTACCACATTCACATGTAACGCGATAAACTTTTGAGTCTCCCCAATCGTTATGCTTTAAAATGCCTTCCGCCGGCGCCTGAACTTTCATAGTGCCATTATCCTTGCAATAACTTGTTTAGCTTCTGTGCAATCGTTACGTTCTACTTGTGCTTCAATCGCACGTTCAACAGCCTCATGCAATTGACGTAGGTAAGGACGCTCGTTAATAGTTGAATAGGGTTGTGTCCAGCGTAAGGTATACAAGTGTCGAGAGTTCATTTTGAAGCATACTCCTGTTGCATTTTGATATTGTCAAAAAATTCTTTCTTTGTACTCTGGTCGTCTTTAAACGCACCTTTCAACACTGTGGTCTGTGTTAGACTAGAGTGTGCCATAATGCCACGATTTTCACAGCAACCATGTGTAGCTTGAATGTATACACATAAGTTTTCTGCTCCAGTTGCTTTTTGGATTTCTCTAGCAATGTCGTTGCAAAGTTCTTCCTGGAGAGTCCCGCGACGAGCACACCACTGAGCAATACGAGTGTACTTGCTAAGACCAATAAGTTTTTCTGCGGCGATGATGCCAATGTAAGCGACACCGCTA